GGCCACCGACTTCTTTACATCAACTTATCCTGTGATTTCTTCTGGTCAAACTTCAAAAGTTATCATCGTTTCAACACCAAATGGTCTGAATCTATTCTATAAGATGTGGACCGATGCAATTGAAAAACGATCTACTTACAAACCCGTTGAAGTGCATTGGTCGATGGTACCAGGTCGAGATCAAAAGTGGAAAGAAGAAACGATACGAAACACTTCTGAAGAACAGTTTCGACAAGAGTTTGAGACAGAGTTCATTGGTTCTTCGGCAACATTGGTGTCTGGTGCAAAACTTAGATCACTTGCCTTTCACAATCCGTTGTCATCTGAAGAAGGTCTTGATATTTACGAACAACCAAAGAAAGGCCATCTCTATATCTGCACGGTTGACTGTTCAGAAGGTGTCGAACAAGATTACTCATCGATCAATGTTATTGATGTTTCAGAGGTACCGTATCGTCAAGTTGCCAAATATCGCAATAATAAATTACCTCTTTTGTTTTTTCCAACAGTCATTTACTCGTTGGCCAATCGGTACAATGAAGCCTATGTTCTCATCGAAACCAATAATGTCGGTCAGCAAGTTGTCGATATAATGCACTATGACCTCGAATATGAGAACATTTACAAGTTAGATCACCACCACATTAAAGGTCAAAGTATATCTGGTGGTTTCAAAAGATCAGCAAACTTTGGTATTCGAACAACAAAAACAGTCAAAAAGATTGGTTGTGCAAATCTGAAGACACTTATTGAGAGTGACAAATTAATTATTAATGACTTTGATACGATTGCAGAACTGAATACCTTTGTAAGAATCCGAGATTCTTATGCGGCTGAAGAAGGCAACCATGATGATTTAGTCATGGGACTTGTTCTTTTTGGCTGGTTAACTGCACAAACACGCTTCAAAGATGAAACAAACATAGATATTCGGCGTGTTCTTTTAGAAGAAAACAGTTTGCTCGCCGAAGAAGACCTGGCTCCAGTTGGTATTATAGACGATGGGTTGAAAGAAGAAGTCGTTGTGGATAGTGGTGATGTTTGGTCTGAAAGAGGTTACTTTACCTCAAATCTGTAAAAAACTAAATAGACAATAAAGCAAATTTGATCCGTATAACAAAAGGAGAAATCCATGGCATTTCAGCTCTCACCTGGGGTAAATGTATCAGAAATCGATCTGACTACAATCGTACCCTCAGTCGCCACTTCAATTGGCGCAATCGCTGGAAATTTTGCGTGGGGACCTACCCGTGAAGTCACAACTATATCCGATGAAGTTCGTCTAGTTCAAAGATTTGGAAAACCAAACTCTACAAACTACGAATATTGGTTCTCTGCTGCAAACTTCCTCGCATATTCGAACAGCCTTAAAGTTGTTCGTGCTGCAAACACTTCTTCAACACTTAACGCTACTGCAAATGGTTCTGGTGTTCTAATTGATAACGAATCTGACTATGTAAGTAATCACGAAACTGCGACAAACACGACTTACGGTCCATTTGCTGCTCGTTTTGCTGGTGATATTGGTAACTCACTTCGTATTTCAATTTGTCCAAGTGCAAACGCATTTTCATCTAACGTAACTGCACAAGTTGTTGGTGCGACTACAAATGCAGTTACTTCAGGTGCTACGTCCATCACAGTAAATGCAAATGTTTCATCTGTTCTTCAGACTGGTGATCTTGTTTCTGTTGATGGTGGAACATCATATGTTCGAGTTACAGCCGTTACTGATGCTGAGTATCCTGCTGCAAGTATTACAGTTGCATCTGCTTTAACTGCAAATGTATCAAACAACACTTCAATTCTGCGTAAATGGCAATATGCTGACAGTTTTGGTGTTGCACCAGGTACATCAAGTTATGTTTCGTCTAGAGGCGGAAGTGGCGATGAACTTCATGTCATTGTTGTCGATGAAGATGGACAGTTTTCTAGTATTGCAAATACAGTTGTTGAAAAATATTCATTTGTCTCTAAGGCTTCTGATGCAACAAATAATGATGGTTCTACCAATTACTATAAGAACGTAATCAATAATCGTTCTTCTTATCTTTGGTGGATGACACATCAACCAGGCGGTACCAATTGGGGTAATACTGCTGCTACAACAACATTTACTGATTTAACAAATCCATTCTACGCATCTTTTACTGCTGGCGCAGATGGTACCATTGGTAACTCAGAGGTTATTGCTGCGGCTGATTTCTTTGCAAATCCAGATGAAGTTGATATTAATCTAATTATTTCTGGACCAGGCAATGCAACTGTTGCTGCTGATCTCATTACAAAAGCAGAAACAAGAAAAGATACCATCGCATTTATTTCACCAACAAAAGCATCTGTTGTTGATAACGCTGGTAGTGAAGTTTCAAGTATCCTTGCTTTCAGAGCAGGTCTTACATCATCTTCGTATGCAGTTCTTGACTCTGGTTACAAATATCAATACGACAAATACAATGACGTTTATCGTTGGGTTCCTCTTAACGGTGATATTGCAGGTATCAATGCACGAACTGACTTAGAGAGAGATCCTTGGTTCTCACCAGGTGGTTTCAATCGTGGTATTGTTCGAAATGTTGTTAAACTTGCATGGACACCAACAAAAACAGAAAGAGATGAACTTTATGTTCAAGGTGTGAATCCTATTGTTTCATTCCAAGGTGAAGGTGTTGTTCTCTTTGGTGATAAGACAATGTTAAATCGTCCATCTGTATTTGATCGAATCAATGTTCGCCGACTCTTTATCGTTCTTGAGAAAACAATTTCAAGGGCTGCAAGATTCTCGATGTTTGAATTCAATGATCAATTTACACGGGCTCAGTTTATCAATCTTGTCGAACCATATCTTCGTGATATTCAAGGTCGCCGAGGCATTACTGACTTCCGAGTTGTTTGCGATGAGACAAATAATACACCAGAAGTTATTGATCGCAACGAGTTTATTGGTGATATTTACATTAAACCTGCGAGATCAATCAACTTCATTCAACTCAACTTTGTTGCAGTTAGAACGGGTGTTGCATTTGATGAAATCGTAGGACGATTCTAAATATAGAGAAACAGGAGAAATATAAATGGCATTCAATGTAAACGAATTTAGAAGCCAAATGATTGGGGACGGTGCTCGTCCTAATCTATTTGAAGTTTCTATGCCGTTTCCTGCGTTCTCTGCGCCAGGAAATGCACAGACAAAACTTACATTTATGTGTCGTTCTGCTCAACTGCCAGGTGCAACATTAGGTGTTGTACCTGTGCAATACTTTGGTCGTGAACTAAAGTTTGTTGGCAATAGACAATTTGCAGATTGGACAATTACCGTCATTAACGATGAAGATTTTTCTATTCGTAACGCCTTCGAAAGATGGATGAATGGAATTAACTCTCATAGTTTGAACGTGAGGAATCCTGTGGCTTTGGCACCAGGTGGATACACGGTTGATGGTGAAGTCACTCAATTTGGCAAAAAAGGTGATTCGATTAAGAGATATAAATTCATTGGATTGTTTCCAACTGATGTTACTCCAATTGACGTTGATTGGGGTTCTAATGATGTTATAGAAGAATTTTCTGTAACTTTATCCTACCAATGGTGGGAATCAGCAGAAACAGGCGTGGTCTAAGTATTAGAGGAGATTCGTCTCCTCTAATCTTATTTTTTAGGATGATAATCTAATGGCAATTAAACTTTTCGGTTTCACTCTCGGTAAACAAAACATTGTTCAGAAGCAAGCTCCTGAACAGCCTTCGTTTACGCTTCCAACCGAATCAATGGATGACGGTGCAGTTACCGTCACTCAAAACGCATACTATGGCACCTACATCGACCTTGAAGGTGCTGTTCGCAATGAACTAGAACTCATTACTCGTTATCGTGAAATGTCCAATCATCCAGAATTGGATCAGGCCATTGATGATATTGTCAATGAAGCAATCACACATGACATTTCTGGTCGCACGGTAGATATTGTAACAGACAAACTCAATCAACCAGCATCAATTAAGAAGAAGATACATGAAGAATTTGAAAATGTTCTGAACATGTTGAACTTCAATAATCTTGCCGATGATCTATTCAAACGCTGGTACATTGATGGTCGAATTTATTTTCAAGTTGTTGTTGATGAAAAGAATCCAAAAGAA